TCAGCAATATAATACTGATGCTCTCCGAATGCTTCTCATTTGGAACTTTGATGATAGTGTTATCAGTGAACTGCCAGTGGGTGAGGTTCCATTCCAAGCGAATGAGGCACCCGTTGGCACTGAGCACACAGTTCTAGAGAAGGAAGCACGCCTGCTTTATAACTTTGTGCAAGGTGGTAACAATGGACTCCAGCAGTCCAGACGTGAAAACATGTTCATTCAAATGCTGGAAGGTCTTCATCAGGACGAGGCAAATGTTCTCTGTCTGGTGAAGGATAAGCAACTTGGTAAGAAGTATAAAATTACTAAAGCATGTGTCTCTGAAGCATTTCCCCAAATTAACTGGGGAGGTCGCACTGCATGAAGACACTCTATACTGATTGCGATCCCACTGTGGCAGACGACCGTACTCTGCCCACCAATGCATTTTTGATTGAATACCTTCAAGATGGTATGACAAAATTTGATGTAGTTATGTCAGGCAAGAAGTCTGAAATCTTTGATTGGTATTGGGATCGCTATCGTCATGACTTAAAAAACATTACCCAGTGTGAGGGTAGAATTAACCCAAAACTTTATAATATTCCTAAGAAATGATTTTATTATGGACTACAAACCCTATTCACCTGAGTGGCATCGTAAAAGATACCTAAAAGAAGCATTAGATAAGTACCTTGACGACTACGTTGAGAACGATATTATTATGGATGATATCCTCAGCATTATCTGTGAGCGGCAAGACCGAGCACATGCTGAGTATCATAAACTTGAGGATCTAGAACTTAAATTGCGAGACTAACATGCTATCAACCCAATACAGACTCCGATTGGAGTTTATCTGTAAGAAGATCGCTAACAAAGAAGAAGTACAACTTGATGATATGATCTGGGCAGAGAAACTTGCCAAGCGTCATACTACTGCTAGAGATTGGTTGAATAAAGCACGTCGCCAGGCTGCTCAGGACATCCAGGAGGGATCTATGGATGATTTTATGAATAAGATGGGACTAGGAGACCCCGACCCATCTAATTACAAGAAGGGGTTTGATGGTGCAGATGAAATTGTGGATTGGTTCAAACAAGATAAACCTGACGATTGGAGACAACGTGACTAACGTAACTAACCAAAACATTGCTAATAACCTTGTAGATAAGGTTGCTGAACTGCTGAATGCTAAAAGTGTTCGACATTTTTATTGTTCAGATAAAACTACAACACATGAACAAATTGTAATAGAGTACAATCACAAAAAGAAATGAGTATCTCAGTTATCTACACTAACGGTAGTCAAGAATGTGAGCGACTCTCGCAACTCCTCCAGTCTTTAGGAGGAGAGTTCTTAGAGTATCGTTTAAACGAACACTTTACTCAACGTGCATTTGAACAGGAGTTTGGTTCAGATGCTACATACCCACAGGTAGCCATCGGTGCAAGGCACGTTGGCAACCTTAAAGAAACCCTGCAACACATGAAAGAGAGAGGTATGATTAAATGAAAGATCAGTATGTTATTAATGACGGCGAATCCCAAGAAGTAAAATGGAATCGTGGTCTGGATCTATTCATTGAGAGTGTTCTCAAACCAGATCCTGCTCTACGTCAGTGTGCTCATAACCAAAAGTGTTATCATGAACTGATGTGGGTTCGTGAGAATATTCTTGAGCATTTGAAAACGCTCAGACATAACTAAATATTTTAAGATATCTTAACACTATGAACTTTAGAAAGAAAGGTTGCAGATTTGCAATCATCGGCAGTGGTAATGCAGGAATTATCTCTGCATTGATGATTCTCTTTTCATACAAGTACAACGGTCATCCAGTTCCTGAAGTTGTAATGTATACTGACTCTAAGATTCCGACAGAAATTGTTGGACAGGGTACTACGGTCAATGTTTCTACCGCAATTGAATATCTTCTTGCTAACGAAGCAAAGAATAATACTGCGGGATTAACACCGAAAGCTGGTTTCTATTATAGGAACTGGTCTAAAAATCCTGATATGTATTATAAACTTGCTAATAGTGGACTTGCGTATCATTTTGACCCCAATAAACTTAGGCAAACTTTCCTTGATAAAAATTACATAAGAGTTGTTGAGAAGAATGTAACACCAGAAGAAATTAAAGATAGATTTGATCTTGTTATTGATTGCAGAGGTAAAACTGTTAATGATTGGGAAGAATATGATGAAGTAGCAAGTCCAGTCAACTGTGCGTTGCTTGGTAGAACTTATGGGTTTAGACCTAAAGAAGTTTGGACTGAGCACATTGCAACCCCTGATGGATGGGCATTCAAAATTCCTCTGGAAGATGGTCATTCATATGGATATATCTTTAACGAAAATATTACTGATCCCGAAACAGCAAAGAAGAACTTCAAAGATCTTCTCGATGTAGATACTTTGCATAAGATTCCATTTAAGAATTATCGTGCTAAGAACTATTATGATGCTAAAAATAAAACTTTGAAGAATGGTAATAGATTGTTCTTCTATGAACCATTAGAGTCTAATGCTACACCATTCTATGGAACTTTGATTACAGATATTTTATTTAAATCAATTGATAATGGTGGAAAGTATGAATCTGATGCAAATAGATTCAAGCGTGGATTGAAGAATTTTGATATCAAGATCAAACAAATGCATGAGTGGATTCTTTGGCATTATTATTATGGATCTCACTATGACACTCCATTCTGGAGATATGCCAAAGACATGGCAAGAAATTATGAATACAGTGAGGACTTTATTAAACTTGTAGAGACTGCTAGAGTTGCTGACTGGGATAACTATGTCGGACAGTATGTATTCCATGATGGAATTATCAGTGAGTACACTTTGCATGATTACATTTCATGGATGTTTGAGAATGGTGGTCTGGAAGTAGAACATCCAACACTCAAGGTCAAAGAACCAGTTGCTTAAGCAAATGTAAAATTGTATCACGTTATACCATTGTCAACCTCTAAATAGTATGGTATAATTACCATACGTTCATCCAATGATCAGCGTTCTGCTGGCATTGACCCTTGCCCATCATGATGACGGCAACCCCTACGGGTGGCACATGTCGTGTGAAAGGTTTCTACAGAGAAGAGTTGAAATCCTTATGGATGACAACTTAGATCGTAGATCAAAGTATAATCTTCTAGGTTATCTTAGATCTAAAGTAGAAGGTCAGTGTGAACAAACGTTGGTCTAGGACGCAAGTAAGTCGCGGAACGGAGCGTTCATCCCATGTTTGAATTTTTACTCTACTCTTCTATTCACTGTACTGATGCTGAGGATATGATCCGACGCATTGATGCTAATAAGAGTGTAGATGTAGTCATTCGCACTGAGGTTGTTGAAGTCCTTAAGGAAGCAACACCTGAGTGCAACTGGGACGCAAACGACTGAAGGAACGGGGACTAAAAAACCCACTACTTCAGGAGAAGACAAATGAACACACTTACTATGATCAAGAAGCAAATCGAGAAGGCAGCACGTCTTCATGATGCTCAGATTTCTCACACCTCATATCGTGGTGTAGAGTATGACACCCGTTGTGTAGAGAGTAAGGAAACTCACGGTACATTCTGCTATCGTGGTAAGACTTACACGAAATGAATAAATAAATGGGAGGGGTCAAACCCTCCCTTTTTACTATGGAGGTATCATGCAGGTAGATAGAGATAGGTTAAAGCTTATAATTAGAAACTTAAAATTACTTGTAGATGCGTTAGAGTGCGAAATATATTCAGACATAGATCTATATAAGCATATAGATGACGATAGACTAGGAGTATCGGATGACGATGATGGTTATCCAGATTGATGTGTGAGACCCCTTGACAGGGGTCTTTTTTATGCTATTATATAAACAATTGTGAGTAATATGTCACTAGAACATTTAAAGGAACCGTGGCCTGGAAGAAGGCGTCATGTCGCACGTTATACTGTGGAGTTAGGTAATTGGGAGTGGTTAAAACCTAATGAAGGACTAGGAACACTTCATTACATCTATATGAGAGACGTTTGTAACTTACTTACTCACGACAAAATACAAACTGTACAATTACATAACATCGCTTGGAAAGGAAAGCATCATCATCCACATAACACTGGAGAGAATTGTTATTGTTGTAATGAAACACCAGCATTAAGATATGTTCATGCAGACATAACACTTCCAGCAATAATTATAGAAGGTGCTCCTAATCCATATGGGAACAGGTATAGAATGATTGATGGTAAGCATAGGATCATGAAGATGTTGAACATGGGAATCAAATCATCTCAATTCTATGTTCTTGATTGTGATGAGGTAATACCATTTTTGTCTGACCCCTCTTGACAGGGGTCTTTTTTATTGCTAGAATAACTCTGTAATGTTTCATAAACAGAATGACAGTAAAGCTTATCTCAGTTACTCCTGATGCCGAACAACACATGGCATATTGTGCTCGCGTAAGCAACCCATCAAATCAGGACAATGAGAAGTATGCTGGACTGCTCCGCTATTGCATTAAGCATCAGCACTGGTCAATCTTTGAACAGGCATTCATGACTCTTGAGATCAATACTACACGGGCAATCGCAGCTCAAGTGCTTCGTCACCGTAGCTTCACATATCAAGAGTTTTCCCAGCGGTATGCTGACTCATCTCTACTAGGTTTTGATAAGATTCCTCTGCCCGAACTTCGTCGTCAGGATGATAAGAATCGACAGAACTCCATTGATGATCTAGATCCATTTATGGTACAAACACTTGAGATGCAGATGCAAACTTTGTTTGATTCTTCTATGGCACTCTATGAGCAGATGCTAAAGCGAGGTGTGGCAAAGGAGTGTGCAAGAAATGTGCTTCCCCTCTGTGTGCCCACAAAAATGTACATGACGGGCTCAGTAAGATCATGGATCCATTATATTGATCTGAGGTCTGCACATGGCACTCAGAAAGAACACATGTTGCTTGCAGAAGGTGCCCGTGCTATCTTTAAGGAGCAGTTTCCTACGGTAGCAGAAGCATTGGAATGGTAAATGCAATTCGTCTGAGGATTATAGGTAGTGCTCTTGTTATTATTGCCTACTTTATTGTCCTACATGTAAATGTAATGGTTGGTGTAGCAGCACACTTTATTGCGGACCTTATTTCAATTCCTTACTTTGTTAAAACTAAGTCATGGGATGTTGTTATAATGCTAACGTTCCTCTTAGTTATTTCTATGTCTAAATTGCTATGAATATCTTTGTCACTGACCCTAGTCCATGGCGATCTGCTGTGGTATTGCCTGACAAGCACATTGTTAAAATGCCTTTAGAAACTTGTCAGATGCTATCCATTGTATGTTCTGACAAATGGGGTCATGGATTCGGCACTCTTCCTAGAGCAGATGGACAACCCTATGCTACTGAGAAGGGTGCTTTTCGCAATCATCCTTGCACTAAATGGGCGAATGAGTTTGTTAACAACTGGCAGTGGTTACTTGCTCATGGTCTTGCATTGTGTGAGGAATATAAGAACCGCTATGGGAAGGTTCACACCTGCTACAACACCCTTCTAGTAGCAAAAGACATTCTCCCTACTGCGGACCCTCAAGGACGCTCAGGGAAGCATACAACGCCCTTTGTTCGTGCTATGCCCGATGAATTTAAATTTGACACAAGCATTGATACTTTTACTGCTTACAAAATGTACATTAGCAGTAAACTTTGGGTTACATCTAATTATATTCGTGACCCATCCCGCAAACCAGATTGGGTTTGATATAGATACTTAACCGACATTATTAACATGCCGACATACAACGTTAAAAATTTGAAGAACGGAGACACTCTAGAACTCAAGATGTCAATCTCTGAGTACGAACAGTGGCGAAAGGATAACCCTGACTGGGACAAAGACTGGTCACAAGCAGCGTTTGGTGGTACAATATATGGAGAACCTAAACAATCTGCTGGGTTCAAGGAGGTGATGCAGAAAGTGCAATCACGTCACCCTAATGCAAATCTCTCCCGTTATACTTGATTTAAATACATGCCAAGAAAAAGAAATACAGCTGCAACTCCTGTTCCTTTTGGAATGTCTACAAAGCAGATGAAAAGAAAGAAACCTATTAATCAACAGTATCTCAAGACCATTGAGCCACTGACAGAGAACCAGGAAAAGTTCTTCCATGACTACGGTATGGAGCAGAACATTTTTGCTTATGGTGCTGCTGGCACAGGTAAAACCTTTATTGGTTTATACCTGGCGCTACGGGACGTGCTAGATGAGAACTCTCCTTATGAAAAAATCTATATTGTCAGGTCTCTGGTCGCTACACGCGAGATCGGTTTCCTTCCTGGAGACCACGAAGATAA